ATTTTGGAAATCCATTGCCGTTTTTGAAAAATGATTTATATGATCCTTCTAAATTTATTAAAGTTTGTTGTAAAACTTTAGAATGACTATCCTTTATCCATTCATATTCATTTTTCAATAATACAAGATATTTGCCCAATTCCCCAAATGAAATAGATTTTTTGTTTTCATTATATTCTTTTATTTTATAAGCAAGACAGTTATTATAAACAAATCTACAAGTCCCCAACATTTTATTGATATAATCTTGTTGAATATCATTAGGATAAATTCTTATTTTAATAGCCTTAATCATAAAAGTATATTTATTTTTATTTTTATATATTAATTTTTGAAACAAAAAACAATATTTTGATTATAATAAATATAACGTTTAAACTCAAAATTACTATGGAATCAAAAGTATTAAATCAAGAAATCCTTGAAAAATTAGGAGAAGAAGCACAAATGGAAATGATTATCACCGAAGCACACGAGCTAGGAATTGCTTTACAAGATTATAAAATTAAAAAAAATAAAGAAAGATTTCCAGCTCCTTTTTATTCAGACATTATAGAATCTTATAATGAAGTTTGTGAAAAAATAGCCAGTATGAAAATTATGTTGGAATGGGCAGAATTTCTATTTAATTCTAATGACATTGAAAAACATAAAGAAATCCTTATTCAGAACATTAAAAACAAATTAAAAGAATGAAAAAAATGAAAATAAAAATTTTAGAAGAAAATGCAACTATTATTTGTATAAAAGGAAATGTATATATTACTGAATTCAGAGGAGAATCTCATGGGTGTGAAACTTGTGGTTATATTGGTCCATTTCAACCAATAGTAGGTGATGGTGGTACTTGGTGGTGTTTAAATTGTGCTGAAGCAAACGGTGAAAAAATATCAAAAGAAGATCTAAATAAAATAGAAGCCGAATGTAAAAAAAGAGAAAAAGATTATATTGAAAAAAGATATAAAGAATTACATTAACATCTACCAGCCCACACTATTTTATAATTGTATGTTCCGGGTAGCATGATAATTTCTCTTTGATTAGCTTCGTAATATTTGGTTGGATCCGGAAGCATCCTAACATCTACTAATATATTCTTAGGGTAAGCTTCCATTGTAACTACAAATGGTTGTGAAGATGGATAATCATCTATAAAAGTTCTAGCAACTAAAATATTTGATGTCCATGAACTACAATGAGGAATTTCGGCACCTATAATCATTTGACCTTTTTTATATGGTGGTTTTTCTATCGATTGATGACGAATCTGAACCTCTTCGATTCCTTTGTAAATTTTAATTTTACTTTTTGGTCTAAATTTAGATAATTCTTTCTGAATTTCCGGAGTTAATTTTTTATGTATTATTGTCCCGCTGATATAAGAATAAAGAAAATCATTTGCTTCTTCAGATATTTCTACATTTAGTTTTTTTGGAATGTTTTTATCATATTTTACCAAACCACCAATATATCTAAAACTAATAATATCTTCTGTTTTAATAACCGCTACCATATCACTAGATAACCAATCTTTTTTGAAATATCCTGAAAATTTAGAAGCATCAAATTTTATATCTTCTTCACTAAACATACTATCAAAATAATTATCTAATCCTTTTTGTTTATAAATTGGTTTACTAGTTTTTACTTGATAAATATATTCAGTATCTAAACTACTGGCGGATGCAACATTTGTTAATTTTGCTGGAACTCTATCGACTTTTTTAACATCTTCTAACGTAACAGGTCTATCGGAATATAAATAATAATTCTGATTGACAACATCTTCATAATCATCTATGGAACGATAACTATTATCATAATCAACTATTTCATTTATAAAATTTAAATATTTAGTGATCATTTCAACTCATTTCTTTCATACAAAGTGATATTGCTTTCTTTGTTCCATTAATGACATAATCATTTAATCCACTGACATTTTTATGTTCTTGGTGATCTTCGAAATAACCTTCTTTCTTTAATATATTGTCAATATCCTCCTTGTATCTGAGATAAAATTCATAAAGGTCCACATCCTGAATTAAACCTTCAAGGGTAACTGTTTTTTCTTCATTTTCATTTTTACTTTCTTCTACCCATTTTTTTATAAATTCTTGATCTTTTCCTTTCGATGATTTCTTAACATATTCCATTAAATCATCTTTTAAACCTTTATATTCAACAGCTTCATCAATCTGATGAATGTTCCAAGAATTAATATCTGTTTTAATGTTGTTAAATAACATATCTAAATTATAATAAACTTCATCAGGTGTTATTTCAACTCCATCTTTGTTCGTGATTTTTTTATCTGTAATTTTATAAAGCTTATCACCATTAAAAGAGAAATTAACAACATAACCATCTTTTGTTTTTTTAATTGATTTGAAATATTCTGTTGGTTTACAATCATTATTATAAGTAAAATCTTCTATTTCCCTAGCCAAATTATTAACATCTGTTATGGAATAGTAAGATATTTTTTCGAGAAATTGTTTATAATTGTATAACATATTATTTTTATTTATTTAGTTCTTTATTAAGTAATTCAATAGATCTTTCTATTTTTCTCCACATATCAGCAGAATCATTTGTTAATCCAACTCTATCCATTTGTGGATGAACCAATTTATAAAATTTATTTAACGATTCTAAATTTCTTCTTACTTCAGAAATATTTGAATATCTCATTTCTTTAAATTCAGGATAAAAGTCTTTTTCCTCGTTTAATATTAATTCTTTAATGTGTTTCATTCCATTATATATTATTTTTTAATTCTGTATTTGGATTCTTAATAGAATCATAAAGATTTTTTATTTCTTCCATAGGTTGTTCAAACTTCTTTTTATGAAAAACAGAAAAATGTTCGCCGCCCATTTTTAATAAACAGTATGGGTTCAATACAACCAATTCCTGTTCACTTGCCCAATCTCCCCAATTTCCTATTTTTACACCATCAATTCCTTTGGACCATAAATCTGGTAAAATATCTTCTAATTCTGTTGCATCACTTATATCCGGCATTGATATAATTTTTGAATCTTTTTTAAGAATCACTGGATAAACTATTCCTGAACGAGAAATTCCACTAAAATTAGAAGCTTGATTTTTATTTTTAGATAAACTGACAGAATGTTGGATTTGATCATAACCACCACTTCTTGGATGTTTTTCATTAAAAGTTGAACCGGCTTTTAAACCACCACTAACATAACCACCTGTTCCGTGAAAATACATATGATCTGCTAATTCTTCTGGTGAATTAAATACAGATACAAATCTTTTTAACATTCTTGATTGAGAATAATCTTCGCCAATCTTTAATTCTCTTCTAGTATCCGATGATGATAATGATTTTAAATATTTATGTATCTTATCCATAGTATATCCGGTTCCACCACGTGGTTTTGGAATGTTCCACCTGTAAGAAACATCTTCAATAATAAAATCTTTATATTTTGATAAATAAATCATTGTGAATATATATTAAAATAAAAAACCGACTTCCTTTTCAGAAAGTCGGTAAAAAAAATGAGAATTTTTCTATTCTTCTTCATCGTCATCATAATCTGACAATATAGACATCTGATAAGGTTTCTTTTCTTCTATTTTGAAACCAAATAACGAATTTAGAATAGCAATTCTCTTATTTATCAAAGGCATATCCAAAGCCTTTAGAAAATCATTCGAAATACTTAATACCGTCTTATCAAATTGAACTTCATAGTCAATCTGTACATTTTCCTTTTGAACTATTTCAAGTGGATAGAAACCTCTTAAATAAGCAAATACGTTATTCATTGGATGCTTACAATAAAAATATTTAACCTTACCATCCTTTATTAAATCATATTTTGTTTTATATTCTGAATTCTTATTTAATAAAAAATTATGAAGAGCCGCAGCTTTTATACCAAAATTAGAAGCAGACACAACCTTAACACCGGTAGTATCATTTAATACATGTTGCTCGTATCCAGTAACAGATGTTGACATACTTATATCCTCTATATCACTCATTTCAAATTCTTTTCTAAGATCTTTTACAATTCTTAAACATTCTTTAATATTCAAATTTTCGGATTCATCAAAAATATATTTTATAAATTCCCAAATACCACCAACTTGTTTATGACCCCTAACAAATGATGGAGTTGAAGATCTTACAATCTTAATACCAGTTGGTGAAAAGTGACTCATTGAATCATGAAAAACAGAATCATCCCATACAACATCTTTGATATAATGTTTAGGGGCAAAAAACAATATAGATTTACTGATGGTTTCCAATTCAAAATCTTGTTTATTTTCAACTTTAAATTGTTTTCCATAACTAACCAATAGATCATTAAAAAATTTTTTCATAAACACTTTATCCATATGAAAAATAAATTCCACTGGATTTCCTTTATAACCAACTGATCTTATAATTGGCACATAGGACATATACATTGAATTATGAACTAAAATATCATTTCCTATAAATGTCTGATTTTCATCCCCACTTTCAATATCATAAACATATTCTTCATCAAATTCACCTATACATTCGCAGGATTCAATATCATCTAAAATATAATTATACATAATTTTCAATTTTTTTTAATAACTCTTGTACATCCGGCAAATCACTTTCCCAAATCACCATTGTTTTTATATTATAATCTTTTTCCAATAGTTTAATTTTTTCGTTGTCTTTATTCCACATTTCTTCTGATGTTTCATTCGTAAATGGATTTGGTTTATCATCTTTTTTATAAATACTTGGATTAGCATGAAACACATCACCATTATATTCTATATCCAAATTCAATTCTTTTATGAAATAATCCAAATAAACATACCTACCATTTGATAATAATTTAGCATATTCTTTTCCGTTTTTTTGATAAAAATATGTTGTATATTTATTTGATAAATATTTATCTAAAATAGAAAAAAACAATTGTGATGATTTTGAAGCAGGAAAACATCTTCTTTTCTTCAAATATTTTTTATATTCAAATAAAGCTTTATCATCACCATATCTCTTAATAAAATTTTCAAGCGTTTGTGCTTTATTTTTATTTAACTCTTTCCATTTATCTTCACCATATTTATTTATATAATATTCTGCACTTTTAGTTAATGATTGCTTTTCCAAATAATCATTCCACATTTTTGTTCCGACATCTTCACCGTGTTTTGATATCAAATTACTTAATGTTATTGAACGACTTTTATTAAAAGACTCAAAATCTTTCTCATTCCAACCATATCTTAATTTTTTATATTCGAATTTATTTGTATAAGATTGTCTATTACAATATTTTTCCCATCTTCTTTTCCCATCTTTATCACCATATAATCTAACTAATCTTTCTAACGTAACTCCAATATTTTCCTTTTTCCATTTCTCAAATATATCATCTGGAATATTAAAAGCATATTTTGTTATGTAATTCATACTATTAAATATTCTATTTTTATATTCTGGATATTTTTTTTTAATACATTCTTCACATACAGATAAATAATATTTATTACCAAATATTGTTTTATATAAACGATGTGATTTTTTTTCTACTACAATTTCATTTTGTTTTGATATTCTAAAGAAAACATCATTATAATAAATTATATCTTGACAATTTCTACAAACTTTATGTTCTGGTTCAATATCATTCAAAATTATTCTATATAAATCTTTTGATTTATTTTTATTAAAAACTCTTATTTCATTTTTCATAAAATATCAAGACACCTTTTATCTTTATATATTATTATAATTTTATCTGTTTTTTCTATTTGATTTGGTTTTACTTCTAATTTTACACCATCTCTAAAAACGACTAACGAATGATCCGATGTAATAATTATTTCCTTCCCAGATTTTGTTCTCAATCTCCATTTAGGTTTAGAAACTTTATGTCTTATAATTCTTTTTATATTAGTATAATATAACTTTTTATCATCTGACCAATTTAATGATTTTTCATTGGTAATAACACTTTCATGTCCATTAGTTGTTATACCGCCACTGCCATTTATAATATTTCTATTATACAATTCTTCGATTGTTGATTCACATTTATCGGTTATTATTTTTGTATTTTTTTCAACACTATCTGTGTCCTGATAACGGACCACAGAATTTTGACCATTATATAACGAATATCCGAATTCTTCATCTTTCACCCATTTTGGATTTTCATCCAAAGGTTTTACATTTTTAAAATCGTGTATTTTATAATCATATAAAACATCAAAATCTATTGGATCATCACCCATATCTAAATGATCTGTAAGTTTATCTTTGGTGATTCTTCGACTCATCAAAATATCTTTATTATAACCAGTATCAAATTCTAAATAACCTCTATCTATTTTTTCAAAATTACGATTTAAGAAATAATACAAACCATCTTTTTTACTTTTTGCAATATATTCTAATCCCAATAATTCATGTGTTTCTTTATCATTCACCCATTGATTAAAAAAATAATCATCAACAGAATGTGCCATGTAATTAATAAGATTTCTTCCCATAACAGTAATGGCATTTGCTATTACAGAATTGGATAATACGAAATATTGATTAGCAAATGCACCATAAGTTGCATTCAAAATCAACTTAAGTGCCATTTGAAAAGCTTTATTGAAAGCAAAACTATTTTGAGTCTCGCTTATTTTTTTACGAATAGATTGAAGTTTTTTTAATTTTTCAATTTTTAATTTAGGATCTTCATTTTCTGGTTTAAGACTGGATGCTTTTTCATAACATTTTAAAGCATCATCAAATTCCTTATTTTTGAGATGTTGTTCTCCCTTATTAATATTCCTATTATATTCTATATTTACAGATGCAACATCTGGCATTTATTTACTTATTATTTTTTATTCTAATCCTTTTAAAGTGGATTGCACTTGTTTATCGGTAAGATATTCCTTTCCTCTATCTATTGCTTTTTGCCATAAAAGTTTTCTGTTTTTGAACTTATGTTTAGCCCTATATGTTGCCGTTAAAAAACTAACATATATTTGAAAAGTAAAATCACCATCATCCAAAAACATTTTTATTTCTTCATCAATTTCTTTCCATTTGACTTGTTCTACTAAATCTTCAATGAAATTATACAAATAATCAATTTCTTCGTATTTTCCATTAATATTTTTCTTTTTCAAAATACTCAAATCCATAATTTCGAAATTATTTTTTCTTTTGTATAATCTTGTTGAAAATTAGTTTAAAAATTTTAATATATACTCAAAAATAAAACATATTATTATGAAATATTTGAAAATTTTTGAAGAATTTCATCCCGGAACTGAAAGAAAAAAATTAGCTTCCGAAGAAAGAGTTTTAAACACCGAAGAAACTGACAAAGATAAATATGATGAAGTATATGCTGAAATTGATATGAGAATGAGACCAGATGAAAATACATTATCAATGAATGATATAGAAGATATTTGTACCAGTGTATTAATGATGGAGCCAGATGAAGGGTTAACTAACTGTTATTAAAATTTTAACAAAACTTATTAAAATCTAACATTATCTACAAGTGAAAATAAATTATCAAAAAATGAACTTTTTTAATTAATATATACTATTTATTATTGATGTTCTTTGATATAGTGGTTGTTGGATAGAAACTTATCCAACGTAAAATCAAAAAAAGTAAAAACAGTGGTTTGAAACATAATCATAACTAATTTTAGATTTTATAGGGAGCCGTACTCCCGAATTAACGCTTTTGGAGATTATGTAAGACATTTAAACTTAACTTGTTAAGTGAATATGCAATGGTCGTTGAATTAAGAAGAATAAAATTTATCATCTTGTAGATTTTGATAAGTTTTTTCATACGGTGTTTATCTTTTATAAATAATGTAATGTTTGATTATTTAAAAAAGAGAGATGAAGAATCCGAAGGAGAACTACCAACCAGTGTAAAAGATTGTATCAATTTCTTTAAAGAAGATGACGATAACAGACATTCTCATATAACAGATGCAGATGAATTGAGTTTTAAAGAATTTTATGATTGGTTTACAAAAGGAGCTTGGGAAGATGATTTGGTAAAACGATATAGTAAAGAAGAAATTAAAGCAGAATTTGATAAACAAACAAAAGATCCAAATCAAATGAAATTACCACTAGACTAAAATGAAAAAACCCGTCAAAAGCGGGTTTCTTCTTGTTAAACTAAAACCAGATATTTACCTACCTATAACTACAAATAGATAAACTATCAAGATCTTTAACTTTTATCTTTTTACCAAAATATCCAATGGTGATTTCATCCAATTTCCTTACCTTTGCATACTTTTTAAGTGTTTCTATTTGATATGATGTATAATCTTTATCACCGTCAGGGAAAAATAACACTTCATTCCTTGATAATTTAATCCAACCAGCATGTTCCAAATAATACTCAGGTGACATTGTTTCTGATTTTGGAATAATATTATTCTCCAAAAGTCTATCTGCAAGTTCGATATGAACAAAAACTCCACCAATACTCATTCTCATATCACCATAAAAATCACCATCTCTTGAAATCCAAGCATTATCAACAAACGGATTATCAATACCTTCAGGAACAATAGGTTGAATTTCTTTTGGCTCTGTTACAAGTTCAGGAAGATGGTGAGGTTTTGTTGTAGTATCATCTTCAATAGATTTCCTTGAATAAGTTTTAATGTCATTCTTTTTTTCTACCAGATTAGGAAGATAATAAGGATGATCCAAATCCGGTTCAAAAATATCTTCACCGGAAATCCTATGATATGGAACATCTGACATGTTTTTTCCAACCAAAGGATAAAGAATAGAAAAAAGAGGTTCTAATTCAGCTAATTCTCTTCCAGTTCTTTCAATAATCAGTTTATCAGAATTATAACCATAAGGAGCCGGCCCGTTTTTTTCATTATTAATGACAACAATACTTGATTTTTCTGAATTACGATATTGAATACCAGCCCAATCACAACGTAATGTGAAATACCTCATCCTGAGGTCAGCATTGGAAAATTCATTGTGAAGCTTTACATATCGATCTTCCAGTCTTTCAACAGTTATTTTTAAATTCATCAGTTTCAAAAAAATACATACCATGTTTTTCAAACATTTTATGTTTTAATGTATCTAATATTTCTTTGTTTTCAAGGGCATTTTCAACACCATATCTTTCCACCATTGTTTTATTAAATTTATCTCTAATTAATTTAGATCTTATTGGTATAGTAACACCATAATTTTTCATTAAAGTTTTTTCACTCTTATCTTTAAATTCTTTACATTGTAAAGCGTGTTCATGACCATATTTTTCCATCATTGTTTTTTTATGTTTTTCTCCTGAACATTTTTGACAATAACATTTTTCCTTACAACCATTACTCATTTTATAATATATTCTATATTCTATTATTTTTTCTCTACCACAATTATCACAAATTGTTGTTATTTTTGCGTGAGAACCAATAGATAAATCATCAATATTTATTTTGATGATTTGACCTACCGATAAATTCATATTTAATTTTTTCTCATAAAATTTTATCATATTATTATGTACTCTAAAATCAACTTCTTTCTCTTTTATCATAAATAGATTTCTTTTATTTTATATATATAAATATATGAAAGTCATATTTGACTTTCCAGTTGAAAAAATAATTTTAAAAAATGAGAATTTCGTCACAAAATAGCCAGTTCATCATGAATTTTCCAGTAGACTTCATAACACCCAGATTATATCAGAAATTTCAAAAATTTTTAGATAGTAATCACGTTCAATATGATAATGTTTTAGATTATATTAATTCGACGATCAAAGAAATTGTCTTTCCATCAATTAGTTATGAAAATGTCGAACAAAGAGCTAAATATGGTAAGAAAATGGCTTGGAGACCATCCATAAACGTACTTGATACATTTCAACAAGAGTTGGACATAACATTTAGATCTATTGATTCTCATACTAATTATTTTATGATGATTGAAATATTACAAGAATTTTATCAAACCGCAGAAAGATCCTTTATACCTTATTTATCATTACATATTTTAGATAAAAATGGAGATTTAATTTATACTATTATTTTCAAAAATAATTTACTTAAAACTTTATCTGAATTAAGACTTACCTATCAAAATCAGGATTTTTCAGAAAAACAATTTACTTTAACATTCAGATTCAACTGGTTAGATATTCTTTATGAAATTAGAGATAATATCATGGAAGAACCAAAGAGCATATTCGATTTACCATTACCAGAAGTAAGACCACCAGATGTTGATAATCAAATAGAATTTATGAATTCCAAAATGTTTTTAAAGAAACCAAACCGTTAAAAATTTATGAAATATATCAAACTATATGAAAATTTCACGAATTCTAAAGAAATAATAGCTTATCATTCAACCAATGATATTATAACCAATTTTAATTTTAAAGATATTGATTTAAAAACTGGAAGTTCAACTCGAATAAATGCTATATTTTTTTCTAATACACCACAAACAAGTTGGGGTTAACCAACAGCTAATAAAAATCTAACATTATCTACAAGAAATTACCAAAACTTACAAGTAAAAATAAATACGGAAAAAATCGGTATTTTTAATTAATATATAGTATTTATAAGAAAGGGTGTTAAAATCCACCCCGAATTGTAAATCTATGTTAAAGGCGATTAAAATACGATTATACCCAACGAAAATTCAAACAAGTTACATCAACCGCTTGTGCGGTTCATATCGTAAAGTATATAATATGTGTCTGGAAAAGAAGATAAACGCTTATAACACAGATAAAACTTCATTGGGTTTGACAGAACTTGGTCATTACTTTCATAACGAACTGACCAAGACAGAAGCGTTTTCATACCTGAATGAACATAATACCAAAGTGCTTAAACAAGCCGTTCTAAATTTAACTGACGCATACAAACGATTTTTCATCAATGGTAATGGGTTTCCGAAATATAAATCAAAACACGATAATCAATCTTGTAGATTCCCGATTGAAGGTATATCAAAGTATAATATTTATTCAGATAACCGTGTAACACTTGGTAAACCATTGAAAAAAGTTAAATTTGAATGTTCGGACAGGGATAAAAATTATTTATCAACACATAGGGATAAAATCAAATCTGCAACGCTGTCCAGAACTAAATCGGATAAATACTTTCTTTCTATTTTGATTGAAAATATCATCGAGCCAATACAGAATTCAATTAATGATATTATAGGTATTGATGTTGGTATCAAAGATTTTATGGTTTGTAGTGATGGGCAAGTATTCGATAATTTGAAATTAAGAAAAAATAATGAAAAGACATTGGTTAAACTGCAACGACAGTTATCAAAAAAAGTTGTTGGTAGTCATAACCGATATAAAGCCAAAATTAAGTTGGCTCGTAAACACGAAAAATTAAATAATATTAGAATAAATTACATACATAACATTACAACCCAATTAGTTCGTGAGAACCAAACGATAGTTATTGAGGATTTGAATGTTAGTGGTATGATGAAAAATCATCATTTATCAAAATCAATTCAGGATTTAAGTATTAACGAAACATTTAGACAATTAAAGTATAAATGTGAATGGTATGGAAGAGATTTGGTAGTGATAGACAGATGGTTTCCAAGTAGTAAATTATGTTCAGTTTGTGGATATAAGTATAAAAACTTATCATTGAAAGAAAGAGATTGGGTGTGTCCTGATTGTGGTACACACCATTCAAGGGATTTCAACGCAGCGACAAACATAGTTAACGAAGGAAAGAGATTGATAGGTAGCCGTTCTACCGAATTTACGCTTGTGGAGCATCCGCTTATGGACGAACATTCAGAAATGAATCTAAGAAGTAATGATACGATGAAACAAGAAGAATCAAATTTAACAAGGTTGTAGATTTTGTTAGATTTATTTTAACGGTGAAAATGTATATAAAGTAAAAATTATATCAAAGACACCAGCTATATTTGATATGAGTACATCAAGATTTGATAGTATGAGTGTTCAAGAAGCATTTGATGCGTGTCTAAGAGGTGATACTTCTTATTTAATTGAAGATTTAATTGAATATAAAGATATGGATGAAAATGAAGCTTCAGAACTTGTAGAATACTGGAGTTATAATTTAGATTTAATTATTTTAGAAAATTGTAATTACGCAAAACACACTATAGAATATATAATTCCAGAATCAGAATTTTTTTTAAATAAAGGTCATGAAGCTAAAATAATAAATCTTGGTAAAATATCAGTATAATCCGGCAACTTCCGGTAATATTTAAAAAATTAAATAGTTAAATATCAACATATAATATTTTTATCCGGAAATATCCGGAAATATTTTTAAACTTTTTTTATTTGAACTCTTAAAAGGAATTAAGAATATTTTTTCAGACCGACCCTGAATAATATTTGAGACATATTGTTTAACACTTTAAAAACTTTAACAAATGACAGAAGAATTAGTCGTTGGAAAAAACATCGGAGCACTACCAGACATTTTCGATCAGCTGGTAAATGACAACAAAATTTTTAAGATTAGAAGCAAGGGGAACACAACCCTTACAGAAGATTATCTATTTTTCTTAAAAAAGATCGAAGAAGGGAAATACATTAAAAACCTGCGTTCTGGTGATGTTATGACCGGAAAAGTTGTTGAAATCAACAAAAAAGATATTATCATTGATATTAATTACAAAGATAATGTATTTGTTGATGCAAAAACTTTGGATGCTGATGTATTAGAAGAACTTCAAATTGGAAACGATATTGAAGTTATGATTTCTGAAATTAATGATAGTCCTTATTCTATTAGAGGATCTGTTAATGAAATCAGAAAGATGAACGTATCTAACAAAGTAAAAGAAGCTTACATGATTGATGGTTTCTTTTATGCAACCGTAACAGAATCAAAACCAGCAGGTTATGATTTGATTATGGAAGTAGATGAAATGAAAGTGAAAGCTTTTATGCCAAACACAATTGCTTGGATTAACAAACTTGTTGATCCTAGTTCATTAACTGGAAAAAGGATACCAGTTATGATTGAAACACTTGAACAAGATAAAGGTGTTTATGTTGTCAATCATAAGAAATATTTACAATCTTTGATTCCAGAACAAGTAAAGAAACTCAAGAAAGAGTGGATGAAAAACAAAACCAATCCTTATGTTGGTTTTATTACCGGAACAACACCATTTGGAGTGTTTATTGAATTCTATGAATTTTTAACTGGAATGATTTACAGGAAGAACATTCAAGAAGAATGGCAGACTGATGAAAAATGGGCACAAATGAAGCCGGGTATGTATGTAAACTTCTATATTAGTGATATTATTGTTCCGAAGAATAAGATTATCATGACTCAAATATTGAGAGAATCAATATTCAAAACCCTTAAAGTAGGTGATATTATCAATGGTAAAGTTATTGATATCAAATCTTTTGGAGCATTAATTCAATTAGATGAAGAAACCAATGGACTTATTCAATCTAATATCCTATCTAAACAGAAAGTTGAACTTAAAGTTGGTGACAACGTTGATGTTAAAGTTCTGAGTATTATGAAAGATGATAGGAAAGTAAATTTAGGGTTAACTAAAAGTTAACTAAAACAACCCAGAAATTTTAATATATAAAGATGGTGGCACAAAATTGATTTTTGTTGCCACTATTTTTTTATACCAAATATAATTTTTATATTTGTCGTTTTATAACCAAAAATTAATCTAACGAATATGAAGAATTTCAAACTATTCGGTGGCAAGCAGATTGATGACTTAGGAGAATACTTACGGAACTACTATAAGTTGAATCCAAGAGTTAAAATTTTCGTGGGTACTGACTCACTACAAAATGGAAAATTTACCAAATATGTAACAACTGTAAATATGTTGCATCCTGAACATTTGGATGAAAATGGTAATTTTCATTATAGTGCTGGTGTGCATATCGTGTACAGACGTGATAACGTTAAACGAATAAGAGACATTTACAGCCGTCTATGGCGTGAAACGGAACTTACTTTCGAAGTGGCGTCCTATGTTCACGATGCTCTTAAAGATGTATGGACTCAACCATTGAATATCAATGAAAAAATTCCTATTGTTCATTTAGATTTTAGTGCTCAACCAAAATTTAAATCTCATCAAGTTCATGATGTATCCGTTGGTTATATCAAAGGACAAGGATTTTTAGTTGAAGTTAAACCAAATTCTTGGGCAGCTACGTACGCAAGTGATTGGTTATGTCATTAAAAATGAAAATCCACTTTCAAAGTGGATTTTCATTTTCTCCATTCTTTTTATTCCAAGGTACGTGTCCTTTTTTCCAAGCACTAACAGGTTTAATTCCTTTTTTTGCAACCATAAAAGGTTTATGGAATTCATATGGTGATGTTTGGATTATTGATACAAAAGGATTATCTAATAAATGGTGGTATGATTTATATTTTAGAAAAGGAGATAATAAAATAATGACATTTGATTCAATTCCGCCAAATCATTTACATTTAGTAGAATCATATGACGATGATGAAGAAAACGATTTACAAAAAAGAGTTGAATCTACTGTAAAAAAACTATCAAAAAATAAAAAACAACAATGAAACACGGAAATTTTTATGTTACGGAGGAACTAGATGAAACAATAATTTTGCACACCGATGGTAGTGGTGTAGAAAATAGAATATGGTGTGTTGGTTATTTAAAGAAAGATTTAAGCTATCGTATGAGAGAATATGATGGCTTTTATAATTTAGAAGATTTAAAGAAAATATAAATGTTATTAATATTTATTTATTTGGGCTTCGTTATATTTATATATAAAGATAAAAATAAATAAAATTATGGAATATACAATTAAAGATAGAAAAAATTTTCCAATAACAACTGGAGTTTATTGTATATATTTTAAAAACAATAAATCAAATAAAGTTTACATTGGAAGTGCATCTAGAATTAATAATAAAAAAAGAAATGAAAATGGATTTTATAATAGATGGGTAAAACATATATACAGATTAAATAAAAACACATTTGATAATCCAATATTACAAAAAGCTTATAATAAATACGGATCAGATAATATGGTGTTTAAAATTTTAGAAGAATGTATTCCAACAGATTGTTTAATAAAAGAACAATTTTATATAGATAAATTCGATTCCTACAATAAAGGTTATAATGGAAGACCTATTTCAAATAGTAATCTTGGATTTAAACAAACAGATTACCACAATTCAAAAATAATTAATGATCATAAATTAATTAGAGACTCTTATTATCCAAATGTTAAAAAATTATATGATAATGGTAAAACAACAAGAGAAATATCAAAACTATTAAATATAAGCAGAGGATTTATAAAAAGAATATTTAGAGAAAATAACATAAAACCAAGAAAATTAATGGATTATAAAAAGAAAAAAATATATCAATTTGATATGGATGGAAATTTTATCAAAGAGTGGGATAGTATTAATGAATGTTCCAGATATTTAAATCTTAATATGCACGGAATAGAATTGGTGCTGCATGGCAAATGTAAACATCATAAAAATTTTTATTTCAATTTTTTAAAATTGGATAAAAATAACGTTATTAATAATATTAATAATTTCATAATTAAATCAAGAAATAGAAAATATCTTAATATAAAACAATTAGATAAAGAAGGTAATCAAATAAAAAATTGGAGAGATGTTAAAGAAATAATAGATTATTATAAATTTAAAAACACTAAGGGAATTTGTCAAGCATTAAGAACTACCAATAATTATTACAAAGGTTTTTATTGGAAAGTGTAATTATTTTTTTTATTTCAATTATGTTTTGTAAATTTACTTAAAATTTATATTATGGTTTCAGCAAGTGATATTATAGATGTGATTAAAATACATCCTTTAAAAATAAGAAATATATTTTTATTTGGTTCTCAAATATATGGTAATCAAAGAGATGATTCGGATTACGATTTTATTGTGGTGGCTTGTAATATGTTAGAAAAACAAGAAATACGTCATGAAAATTTGAATATTCATGTTCATACCCCGGATATTTTCCTAAATGGATTGAAAGAATATCAAATGAATTATTTAGAATGTATTTATGCTCCAACATTTGCTAAAATACAAGAAAAAATGATTCAGCCAGATAAAAACTTTTCACTGAAGATTGATATGCTTAAATATAAAGGTATGAATCAATCATTTACAGCTTTTCACAAAGCTAAAGAAAGGGTATTGGATGGTGAATTATATAGGGGTGTTAAAAGTATGTGGCATTCATTCCGTATTCTTCAGTTTTTCAAACAAATTATAGATAGTGGTTGTATTACTGATTTTGCATCAGCCAATCATTATTGGGAAATGATGAAAGAAGATATGGAACATCATGAAGATTGGGATTTTTATAAAGAAAAATATCTTCCAATGAAAATTGAATTAGAAACTTCATTAAATAGATAAGATGAAAACTGAAATAAAAATATCTGACTTCATGTTTTTAATCGAAGCTGTTCTTAATGTTTTCATAAACGAAGAGGCTAATAAGATTATTGAAAAATCGCCTGATAATATGCTTAAAATAATATTTTCTCAAGATGAAAGTTTTTTGAGAGAAAAATTAGAACCTGCCATTGAAAATTTCAAATATTATCAACTTCTTGAAGATGCTGAAAAATTAATAACAAGTGATACTCCTTATGACATTTTAAAACACCCCATTGATGAATTTATGGTAGATGTATATAGAACTCTATTAAAAATGGATCAAATGATTAAAGATTTAGAAGAAAGAGTGGGTGATGCTTTCTTTTTTGAAAATAAAATGGGAGACGAGAAAAAAACCAATGAAATAAAGCATAGTTTAAAATCAGAATATAAAAAATTAAAAAAACTTTTCAATGATATTATGTTAGATTGTGAATTTTCGTATTGTGAAATATCCGGTATTCAAAAAAATTATCTTAATGATATGTTAAATGAAGCTATTGAAAATGAAGATTATGAGATAGCTGCTAAAGTAAGAGATAGAATTAAAAACTTTAACTAATTTTTTTATTTCAAAAATAATTCTTAACATTGTAATTATGGAAAAAACATTTACAACAAAAAATTTCGAATGTTTAAAATCAACATGCGAAAAGATAATTTCACTTTCAAATGAAAATGTTAATGGACATTTGATGGTATCCCAAATGATGTTTTTGGGTGATCTTATAAAAGAATTTAAAGATAATCCACTTGTTAAAAATTCAGGTGTATGAAATAAATAAAACAAACCAAATTAAATTAATATATAAACAATAAACAAATTAAAATTATGTCATAGGTAGTATTAAATTATAACTATATAGTCGCACAAATAGAAAAAAATGATATTTTTCTTTTAATATATATTATTATGTTAGAAGATTTTATCATTAAATTTAATATTATTTATAAAAATAAATACGATTATTCGATTAGTATTTATAAAAATACCAAAACAAATATAAAAATTATTTGTCCTACGCATGGTATTTTTGAAAAAACACCCCAAAATCATTTAAAGCAAGGTTGTCCAAAATGTTCAGCTGAAAATCTATCGGCTAAATATAGAACTCCAATTGATGAATTATTAAATAAATTTAATAAAATTCATAATTATAAATATAATTATAGTTTAGTCAATTATATTAATAATAAAACAAATATAAAAATCATTTGTCCAATTCATGGTATTTTTGAACAAACACCAAAAAATCATTTTAATGGTAGTGAGTGTCCAAAATGTTCATTGATAACAAAATCAAAAAAACAATCTAAATCAATTGATGTAGTAATATTTGAATTTAAAAAAATTCATAAAAATAAATTTGATTATTCAAAAGTGAATTATATTAATAATAATTCAGATATTATTATAACTTGTAAAATACATGGTGATTTTAAAATTAATCCATATCATCACTTAAAGGGAATAGGATGTAGTAAATGTTCTGGTAATTATAGAAAAACAAATGATGAATTTATATCAGAATGTGAAAAGATTCATAATAATAAATATGATTATTCATTGACAAATCATATAAATAATAAAACGAAAGTTAAAATAATTTGTAAAAAACATGGATTATTTTTACAAAATCCATCACATCATATTAATGGTCACGGATGTCCTATATGTAATTCTTCGAAAGGTGAGACCAAAGTAAGAGAAATTTTAAATAAATATAAAATAAATTTTATTGAACAAAAGAAATTTTCAAATTGTAAAAATAAACAAAAAAATAGATTTTTACGATTTGATTTTTATTTAATTGATTTTAATATTTGTATTGAATATGATGGTGTTCAACATTTCAATCCAACATCTTCTTGGGGTGGTATTCAACAATTTTTAAGAACATCTGAAAATGATAGAATAAAAAATAAATTTTGTAAGAAAAATAATATTAAACTAAAAAGAATATCATATAAAAGTTTTAATCAAATAGAAAAAATAATAGAAAAAATAATAAATTAATATTATGACATAGAACAAATTAATTGTAGTATCGAGAAGAGATTTAACAGCATCATATCAATCTGTTCAATCTGGTCATGCTGTTATTATGTTTCAATACGAACATCATGAAATTGCTAAAAAATGGTATAAAGAATCAAATTATTTGGTTTATTTATCAGTAGAAAATGAATCAGAGTTAAAACAACTCATTCATAAATTACAACAATCTAATTTAAAATATTCCATATTTAGGGAATCTGATATTGATGATCAGATTACCGCTATCTGTATTGAACCATCCGATGAAACAAGACAGATCACATCACAATTACCTTTACTTCTAAAAGAGTACAAGGCTGATAATCTATTGGACAAAAATAATCACAAACAATTAGTATTAACAAATTAATAAAAAGTTATGAAAGACATTGGAAAAGAAAAAATTTTAGGTCAAATTTCAATCGAAGATTTGAAAAAAATGATTAAAAAATATGAAAAATTGGGTGCCGATGAATGTTTTATTTCTCGTGATGAAAATGAAACTTGGTACTACAATATCATAGAATTTATAAAAAA